CCAAAAGTTCTCATTATTTGAAACGGAGTTCGTTCATCCGTTTGTGATCTAAAATCTCCAGAAGGATCACCATAAATCATAATATCAAAACCTTTATATACTTTAGCAATCTCTCCTCTCAGTAATTCTGAGAATCTCATTACACCCATATCAAAACAAACTAACTCATTAATAATATTCCATTTACCTGTTGTAGTTCTTTGACCAAACACAGCAGCAGGTGTTAATCCAAAGTCAATTCCAATCCATATAGGTTGGTTAGGAATTAAAGTTATTGGATTTTTTGTAACGTGTAATTCTTCTTTGAAGCTGTGGTACACAGGTTTACCTTCTTCAATAGATCCTAGTTTATTTAAAACATAAACATCAATCCATCCTTTAGTCTTACCTCTAATAATATTAGGATAGTATTGTGGTGTTATGTTTATTTTATTCTCTGCTTTGTCATAGGGTTCATAAGCAGTAGTCATACCATCCTTATCTTTTTTTTCTAACAATGCTGGTGGCTGCGTATGAAAACTCCAGTTATCTGGTTTGATTAACATCAAAGCTTCTTCACGAGATATGTGATCTGGTACTGGAACATCCCCAGACATTATAGCCCACCAATGATCTTCTTCAGGAGCATTTGTATCAGCTATAACTCCATACCATGATGCACCACCATCTCTCATAGAAGGATAACGTCCAACCCTCATAGTACAAGCATCTATAATACTCTTAGGTATTTCCCTTGCTTCATTAACCCAGACTCCTGTTAACTCTAATGATAGCAATTTCTTTACGTCTTCTGGTCTATCAAGTGCCAAGAACATTACTTCTAGTTCTATCTCTCCTTGATTAATTCTATGAGTATAAGGAACAGACCAAGCAAAATGTCCCCACTTATCTTCTGGAAACCAATCTATCCAAGTTTTAATTGTAGTTGTTTTAAGTTGTGGATTAGTATTTCTTATTACTGCCCATCGTGATTTTCTTTTTCCATCTTTACCTTTTTTTTGTAGCAAGGCTCTACGAAAAATTTCAATACAACAAGCAACTGATTTACCAGATCCAACTGGCCCTCTGATACCTCTAAAGAAGTCATCGGACTTCATAAACTCTTTTAGTACAGCACCTTGTGGTTTATATTTAAAATCAATCGACATTTATACCAACATTAGCCTTTAACATATTATAAACTGTTTCTTCACCAAAGGCTTCAACAAGCTTATCGGCTTCGTAATCTGTTATCATGTGTGTTGGATAATGTTGTAAATGTGTTTTCTTAACAACTGTCCTTAATCTTTTTCTATCTTTAATACTTAAATTATTGAGGAACGACATTTTAATTGCTCTACCCTTTCTAATACTACTTTGAGTATTTCAGTTTCTTTTCCGAACTTTTCTTCAAATGCCTTCTTAGCCATGTGTATAGAGAAGTTACCTTGATGATGGTCGTGGCATAAGGGAATAACCTCGAAGTGACTCGTACGTCTTCCTATGCCTGTCCCAGGTGGTCTTATATGGTGTAGGTTAGCAGGTCTTTCACAAACAAAGCATCCAAGCTCTGCTACCCAATTCATATGTTCTTTTTCTTTTTTAGTAGCCACTAGTTTTTGGTTTTGGTTTAGGCTTTGGTTTTGTCATTGGTTTTTTTGATGGTCTTCCTTTTTTAGATCCGTAAGTCCCTTTTCCTGCTGGCATTTTTTCTCCTATTTGTTTTTTAGTTTAGTTAACTGTTTTAGTTTCTTGTTCGTAAGTTTCTTGTGTAATTGACTCATAAGTCGATCTACAGCCATCTGGTGTAGCAGCACTTGCTTTTTGCATTGCAACAACATCATCTATAGCTTCGTATAATATTTGCTTTGATAATTCGTCCCCTCTCCATATAATTACTTTGTAGTAAACCACTTGTTGTGTTCCTTCTAAGATTAACTCTGTTTATGTTTGTTAGCAAAATTCCTAGCAGCAGCAACAGAACCGAAGCCCCATTTTTTTAATGCCAAAGCTTTTCTTGTAGGCTCACCTTTTGAATCTTTCATTGGCCCTGCCATTCCTGCAAACCTTGCAGCAAATGAAACACGTCTGCCACTTACACCTTTATTAAGTGGTGCTTTTAAATTACCACCATCTTTCTTTTCAAAATGTTTTCTTCCCTTTTCATTTAATCCTCCAGATGGGCTTTGATATACTTTAGCTACCATCTATTTTTTCTTTGCTGTTTTTGAGGATTTATTAAAATCTTTTTTTGTTGGTGTGCCTTTAGCTCCAGGTCGTTTCATGCTTTCGCCAGAACCTTTTTTAATACGTTCTCTTTTTGCGTGGATGTTTGCGTATAAACCTTTTGCTTTAGCCATGTAACTGTTTAGCAACAAACCCTATTTAAAAAAACGCACTTACCTGCCTTGACCTTTATATCTTGTATTTTGTTTCTGCCTTTTCTCGGATTTGTTTTGGGACTTCTTATGGACACCAATCCTTTTCTTCGGCTTCTCTCTTTTGATGTAGTGGGTAAAATTCTGTTTTGCCATAGTTAAATTATTTAACGACCATGATGCCGAACCTTTTTGTGGTTAAAATATATTTGCTATTTCTTTGCAAAGCTTTTTTTAACTTCTGTTGCGTGTGATAGACCACTAGTCATCTGTGATGATTGTGTTTTGCCCCCACCCCCCATTCTGTGGTCTGTGGTCAATCCCCCTGTCGTACCGACATCTAACTTAAGTCGATGTTAATCTTAATATCACCCTGTATACTATGACTCACTCTGTCTGGTGATCTTAGTCCTACTCTGTCTAGGATATCTCGTGACGCTTCTAGCTGAACGTACTCACTCCTAGCTCCTGATGATAGCTCTATCATCTTCCTACTCGCTACTACTGCACCCATGCCAAGAGTATCTGCAATCCTTTGATTCATATAGCTCTGTACCTTGGGTAAACGTAGTGTGCGAGAAGCACTTATTCTTCCTGCTTCCTTGCTTCCATTCGTTGAATATCCTGCCTTTTCTGAGGCATCCTTGATACTACACCCTGTAGCTACGATAGTATCTACTAAGGCCTTCTGCTTCTCTGTAAGATTATCACTCATTGGTTTGCTTTGTATTCGTTTTATTTATTCTGCCCTATCCATTCGTATGGTTTAGATTAGGCACAATCAACTCACAACGCACACAAACTATTCGGTAGCACACGCACAGAATAGATCTTGCCAGGATGATGCTACAGGTCGAGTAGCCATTGAGGGGCGAGGACTACACACGGATCACCCTAGCATAACAAGGACTCCTTCTAATCAGCAAGTGGACAAGTTGCTCCTCCTAGGGTCGTATCAGCCTTGTCGCAGATTCCATCTGCCAAGCACTTGATGATCAGACTCTACCTCGTTCTTGCACGGGATGACCGTATGGTCGTTAATTAACTAATAGGAGATGTTATGGAAGTGAATGATATGTTGGACTACTACGAGATCAAGTTAGATGACTCTGGTAAGAAAAGAGTTGTGGAGTTGTCTTCTCTACGAGAAGAAGCTGAGATGAAGGGTGACACTAGTAAGTTACTTTTGATCGATAGCGAGTTAACTAAGATATATGGGGAGCTTTAGTATGAGAGTATTATATGCTTTTTATTATGCGTTACATTTTGTAATGGCATTTCTTGGTTTGCTTATAGCAATACATACAGACATGGTGTGGTTAGGATTATCTTTATCGGTAATCTTTATTATTAAGTTTCTGTATATGACAAATAATGAACAATAGGAGTTGAATATGACTATGTTGAAAAGCGAAGTATATGAAGATTATTCAGATAATAGAATAGCTAATATGGAATTAGTATTAGATGAATCTGAGTCGTCTATTAAAGACGGAGTTCTAACGATGGTTAAAGCAGTTATTGCACCTTACATAGATAGTAAGGATTGGGCTATGATTGCTGAGTGGAATTTCGATAGTATGTATGGTGGTGCGTTTAGACACTTGGATATGTGTCAGCAGTCTTTTGAGAAAACAAAGGATGATACAGCTAAAGCTATCAGAAATGATCAAGGTAATGAGATAACTAAGAATATCTTAGATAGATTGTTATTTAGATCAGAAGCTCAAGCGTTAAATATCAGACGTGCTAGTGTTATAGTAGAAGCATATGAAGATGCTTATAAAGAAGTGTATGGCGAAAAATACACACCTAAAGCACTTAGGGTTAAGAAAGTTACAGCTAAAGACAAAGTTGTTGCTGAATGTATTAACTTTACTAAAGAGAGGTTAGCTAAGTTACAAGCTACTACTTCTAAACAGTTAAAATCATAATAGAAATTCTAAGCCCTGTACTTGTAATGAGTATGGGGCTTTTTTTATCGAGATTAGAATAATTATAAACTACTGCAATCGGCAAACAAGAGTTGTTGCTGCCGAGTAGATTGATGGTTAGTAACTAAATGTGTTTGGTCGACCTATCATAGTATGGAGATAAGCCTATGCCCTGGTTACTAACCTTTAATACACTAAATGTGGATTGATAGTCACTACACGATAGTTGTTTAAACTATAGATAATAAACAACCTCGTTTCTAAGGAGTATTCCTGAGTAGTGACCTTTAATTCACTAAATGTGCGTAGTGAGAATCAACAATCAATAATAACTTAAAAATGAAAGAGGTGTGAATGTTAAACGTGATGAAAAACTGGTTAATCAATGTTGCTGCTGTATTTATATGGAAAGCAATCATGTTACCAATAAGAATACTTTTAGGATGTGTATTTGCTATCAGCAAAAACATGCCAGACAAAGTATCAGTTCCATACACAATTATAAAAAAAGATAACAAACAATCACAAGGTATGTGGTCGTGAATAATAAATCTTGGAAAGACGTTAGAATATCCGAGATGAATAAGCAGATTGCTGGCAAGTCATACAAACACAATATGTTTTTAGATGAGTATCTATGTATTTGTGGCAGCGATTGTAAAGATTATGAAACCTTCAAACAACAATGGGAGAATAGACATGGACTCAAGAGAGCTTAAAACTAGATTATTAGAATTACAATATGCTTATGGTGATTGTAAAATAGACACTGTTAAATTTATAAGTGGATTAGAAGACTTAGGTATTACTCACCCAGGTGAAGTAGCAGCTCATTTATCTCATGTAGAAGAAATGCGATATGAAAATAAAAACGATGAGTCAAAAACAATAACAATAAATTAGGAGAGTTATGACTAAAACTTATGAAATATTAAGTTACGCAAATTTAAAGAAACTTAATCATCAAGCTAAATGGAAAAATAAGAATCAATTTATTCCAGAGCATATAATGAAAGCTATCAAAGGAAAATTTGCTGTAGTTAGTTTTCAGTTTCCTCACAACGATGTTGAACAAAGATTAGTTCTTTTTGCAGGAGAGAAATACAAAACTTTACTTCTTGATGTTGAGTTTAAAGATTTAAAATTAATTACTCCATTAACCATGGAATCAGATCAAGAAATGAAAACAATACAATAATAAACAATAGGAGAGTTATGGGTTACACGAATTATTGGCATCAACATAATGACATTACCGATCAAAATTGGAAAGTGATTATGACTGAATACAAAGATTATGTATTAGAAGTTTGTGGTGATGAAATAAAAGATGAATCTACTGCTGATAGTATTATCTTTCAAGGTGATTGTGAAACTTTCAAATTTGATAAATATGCAAAAGTAGAAAAAGATTATCCAGAACAAGATGAGTCATTACATTTTTGTAAAACTAGACAAGCTAAATACGATATTTATGTTTGGTATATGCTTATGTTTATTAATAAGATTTGTCCTGGCATAGCCATCAACAGAGATTATCCATAGGTGCAACCAATGTTTTGTATCATATGGAAAAGAGAAGATGAGTGGAATTTATTTACTAATCAAATCTTTGTAACTGAAGCTGAAGCATTAGACTTTGGTAAACGCAGTAACATTAAATATAAAAAAAAGAAAGTAGACTGGAAAGTAGCTGACGCTGCCGAATGGTTTTAAATTAACAAAAGTTAGCCCCTACAAATGTAAGAGCTAACCCAATGAAAGAAAGAGGTGTTATGAATAACTTAGCAATTAGCAGAGATGTAGACAATACTCTACGCACAATCGATTCAAGTGCGTATTTTAATGTAGAACGAAAGCAATTAGCATATATTGCAGAAACTAATAATGATTTTGATGATGTTTACGAAACTGTAAACAGATATGCATTTGTTAGAGAAGACACAGGACAATTACTCGGTATTCATTCCGAAGATTACATAGTTAGACCTTATGCTGATTTAGCAGAAAAGGTTAACTATATAATTGTAGAGTCTGTTCCAGACTATGAAAAATATCAAATTACACCTAAAGACCAAGTTCTTGAGGGTGGTAAAAAGTACATTAGAACTATTAACTTCTGGGATGACAAAATCAAACTAGAAAATTATGGTGCTAGTGGTATGCATATTAAAGGTACTGAAGAAGCAATTGTACCTCAACTTAGAATCTATTCATCAATGGATGGAAGATGGGGACAACAAATTATGTGGTCTTCAGTATATATAGTTTGTTTAAATGGTATGGTAAGACCAGATTGGTCTTTTACTGTTTATAATAAACACAACGCAAGAACTGACATATCATTTACTCAAAATGATTTCAAAATGGGTATAACAGCTCACAATGAATTGGGAGATGATTTATTTAAAATGATGCAACGAAAGGTTACAGACAATGACGCAACACACTTATTTGGAAAAACTTTGGCGAATAAGCAAACGAAGCTTGATATTGATGACAGTAGTATTCTTGTCCTTAGGCATTTGGATGACTTATGGACTTCGTATAGTCGTAAATACGGTTCTACAGTTTTTGCAATTTACCAAGCAGCGACTGACTGGGCAACCCACCCAATCACTAGAGGAGCAGTTCACAACGTATCAAGAAAAAGAGAAAAACAAGTAGCATCTATGATGCAATCAACACAATGGGAAGGACTAATAAATTAATATGGATATAGATAAATTAATAACTTACTTAGCTGCAACTGATGAATCTTATTCTAAAGTTCAAGCTGAAGTATCTTATGGCGAAGATATGTTAAAACATATTAAAGGTATATATATTAGCAAATCACAAGTTTCAGTATCTAAAGCTACCGAAGACTTTTATGGATCTGCTAGTTATACAAATCATATATCTAAACTTCATACGTTAAATTTACAGCTGTTAGAATTAAAAAACAAAAGACGTACAGCTGAAATGAAAATAGAAGTTTGGAGAACTCTTGAAGCATCAAGACGTAAAGGAAATATATAATGACACAAAAAACTTGTCCTGATTGCAACAATTATTTATATCAAGATCAAATGAGTAGCGATTTAATTTGCCATGAATGTGAAACTTGTTTTGCAAAAGATTTTGATGAAGATGAAAATAGTTTAAAAAAGGAAGAATATGACAATTAATATAGATGCACCAATGTATGAAGGTTTATCTAAACGTGAGCTTATAATTTATAAAGCAGGGTTTAGAAATGGTTTTAGTGTCGGTAGTAAAAATACTAAAAACATAAAAGTTAAATACGAACATGACATCCCTACTGTTCCAGTACACAATGTAAATGTATTTGAAAAAATAATTAAAAATGTTTGTCTTTATTTTAAAGTTCCTACTTCTGAAATTTATGGGGATCGTAAATTTAGATATTTAGTGATACCGAGATCTATGATTATAAATCTAGCTAGAGAATGTACTAGATTATCATATCCAGAACTTAGTAGATTGTTAGATAAAGATCATACCACTATGATGTTTCATGTTAAATCCAGAATGATGTTTCGTGGTATCTGGAAACATGACAACAATCACAACATTTATGCTCACTTAAAAGGTCAAGTGTTAAGTGTAAATGCATGATATTACAGAATTTTTAGCATCGGAGATATTCGTTTAAGTCTAAAATAGCTAGTCATGGCCTTAATAATTAAGTTCTAGCGATGCCGAATGTGTGTAGTGTATGCATTTCGTTGTAAATCCCTTTATGGGTATTCAATTAAATATTACACACAAAATGTGTACTCTTTTAATCCAGACTAGTTGAGTTTATTAGGGTACGCACAATAGGAAGAACATATAGGAAACATTTACTATATTATACGGTAGAAAAGTGCG